TCATGTTTTTGGTGTTGGTTTCGAAATATAAGGATCCCACTGAGGAAGATATTCGAAGAATCAAACAGATTATTAAATCCACTATGCAAAAGATTTGTACCGCCCCTGACGGCTCTAATTGGTTTATTGACCATGGAAATGCCTCAGGATGGTTTGGCACTTGTGATCTAAATGGTTTTGTCACTTTTTGTGAATTATTACTTGCATGGATTCATACTGTTCCAACACACTTAGCTACTAGAGAAGCTTTTCTTGAGAATGTTGTTGTTCAAATTTTTAGTGATGATGGACTTTGTTCAGTACATCCAGATGTTCAACAATATTACAATCCGACTACCATCTCAACTTACCTGAAGACAATTGGTGTGACTTATAAGTTTAATTCTGAAAAAGATTTTGATTTCCACCATACAGATGATTTAGTATTTTTATCTATGTCGTTTAAACATGTTACTTGGTTCGGTAAAAACGCAGTTGTCCCATTTCCGCAACGCGATAAAATTATGGTTACTTTGTGTCGTTATTTAGCGACAAATGATCTTTATGATTTGATCACCATAGTTAACAATGCGCGTATTTTGGTTTTTGCGCGTGATGATTTATTACAAGCATTAACCAAATTGTTGGAACATCTCAAACAACTTCATGGCACTATTGCTTCTCCCGATCATCAACGATTCATCATAGCTATGAATAGTTTTAAGACAGATGATGAGATTAAAGAGATGTACCTCGGTGTTCGACAGGAATGTGTGGGGAGCGTTTCCGACTTTTCTCGCTCTACACCTGAAGCGGTCGATATATGTGATGCCGCTTTAAAAGAACACTGGACCTGCCATCATCCCACAGCAGACGTTTACGCTACCTTCAAACAGGAGCCTCTATTTTCGCAGAAACAGCAAACGATTTACAATCTTTCATCGACATACTCGAAAATGCCGGGGCAAGGCCGCAAACAGCAGAAAAACAACAACTCCAACAAGAAGATCAACCAGAAACTATCGAAGTTGACTCAAGCGGAGAAACAGATGCAAGCCACTCTCAAGAAGGCTTTGCGTCCAACCAATACCAACATGGTTCGGGCAGTGAAAGGAGGAACTCCAATGATGCTCAAAGCCAACAAGAAAACGGAGACAAATTATTATCTTCAGTCTCTGTTGGCTCCCGAAGATTCACGCGGGGCCCGAATTCCAGATTATTACACGTTCCCGACATCCACCCTGCACCTCGAAACCGATCTTTCGGTAGCTAGTGGTGCCAATGGTGGTGTTGCCATGATGATCTGCCCGACTAGGTTGAACAATCCCGCCACCTCATATTTGTTGGATGGCACTGGGTTTTATTCCCTTAGTCCTGTCACTTATACAGCAAATGGCTACACGCAAATTAGCAATCTATACTCTCAGTATCGTGTTGTCAGTTCTTGTGTTGTCATCCGCTATACAGGTGCACCTATGAATGCCCAAGGTGAATTGTTTGCCGGGCTTTCAACTGGTGGTGTTACTTTGACTGGACAAACTTGGTCTGGTTTGTCCTCCACTTGTGTCGATTCCGAAGTGAATCCTGTTTTATCAGGTGCTCGTGTTCTCTATTTTCCGATCGATTATTCTGATCGCAATTTTAG